CTACTACATTAACCTGCCAGATTGAAATTGAATGGCCTAGCTTAACTGACGCACAGCAGTTTTTTAACACAGGTGGACAGATTGTTTTTGACTGCGTTGGATCTAATCCAAGTGGTGCTAACACAGCCACAGGCGATGGCGAATGGAACACCTTACTGCAGAGCGTGTTTCCTTTCCGTTATGGTGCTTATAATAAAGCTACAATGGGTTACACTGATACAACAAAATGGGCCACACAGGGTTTTTATGATGCCAATGGTCTAGACCAAACAATGAAAAGTGCTACAGTAGCAAACCCAACATACAGTTCTAATACATTTACGGCTACACATAGAGCTATTACTGATAAAAAGATACGATTTACCTTCGTATGGAATGACGGTCACACAAACACATGGTCTGGTGATGTGAACTTAGACTTCACATTCTCGTACTATTTGTATTATAGTACTGGCAGCATTACACTAACAAATCCTCCAAACGGATCAACAAACCCATACACCTACAGTGTTACTAACGCATTTAACGGTCCCGGTAACGTTTAATCAGAATCACCCCTTCTATAAACTGTCTCAGCATACATACAATGCTAGGACAGTCTTATGGATAAACTTCAACAAGCTATAGAATTTTCTGATTTTCAAGCATCGCTGAACGTTCAGCGTAAGTTCTTACGTGAAAAGTTTGATGCTGATACTACTATTGGAAAGAATGGTGGTATTTTTAAAATCGATATGGATCTTATAAACTTTACCAAGTTATTGCTCGATCTTGGAAAAGAAAGTTCCATATTACTCGATATCAATAAAAATCCAATACTTATAGAAGATTTAAAAGATTTCAACAGTGTTATAGTTGACAGATATTTTTCTGCCCTAGGTTCGTATCATGCTGGACATGAAGAAATAAAACGAGCAAGGACAAAGAAAAATTTGGCGGAACTATGACACGTGGAATATTGATATTTGCTCACAATTCAAAAACATTTGATTATGTTAAGATTGCTAGTATAGCGGCAAGATTAGCTAAAAAGAATTTAGGCTTACCTGTTTCTCTAGTAACTGATCAAGACAGTTTGACCAGTAATGTTGACATATTTGATCAGGTTATTCTTACTGAAAAGCCCTCAACTGAAAATACAAGAGTAGTTGACAATAAAATAGATTACTTTTTTAACTTCAATAGACACAAGGCCTATGAGTTAACCCCTTACGATCACACGCTGTTAATAGACAGTGATTTGTTGATACTAACAAATCGATTAAATGACTACTGGGACACTAACGAAAGCTTCTTAATCTGTGAAAGAATGAATGACTTAGTTGGTCAGCGTCTGACTATTAATGAATATAGAGTCGGTGATAAAACTATTCCATTACGTTGGGCAACTGCTATAATGTTTAAGAAAGACAGACAGTCTAGAGTTATTTTTGATATGGTCAAAAAGATACAAAAAGATTATTCATATTATTTTGATCTGTATGATTTTAAACTAGAAAACTTTAGGAACGATGTTGCTTTTTCTATAGCAGCACACATAGTCAAGGGATTTAAAGATACTGAAATAAATCTTCCTCCTATGTTGTTCATCAATCCTACAGAAAACATATTTTCTGTAGACAAAGGAAGCATTCGTCTTTTATTGAATAGTGATGGAAAAAGTTCTATGCTGTCAGTAAAGGGTGCTGATCTCCATGTGATGAATAAACACGATATTTTAAAGTTTGAAAACGAGTTATGTTCGGTTACCTGATAGTAGTATCAAAATCAGAAAAGTACGATTACCACTCAATGGCTTATCTATTAGCCAAGTCTATTAAGCGTACACAAAAGGCAGGTTACGATAACGTAGCTTTGGTCACTGATGATGAACCTAATATAAGACTTTACAGTAAGTCGGGTGTATTTGACAAAGTAATATTTTGGAATAACAAGCAACACTGGGACGGCCGTTCTTATATGAATGATCTAACACCGTGGGAAAGCACTATCTGTTTAGATGCTGACATGATATTCCAACGTGATTACAGTCATTGGGTTGACTATTTTGAAAATAACTGTGAGTTATACGTTGCTCCTAAGGCCTATACATTTAGAGGCGAAGTGATCACTTCTGATTTTTATAGGAAAACATTTACAGCAAATGAGTTGCCCAATCTCTATTCTGCTTTTACATGGTTTAGAAAAAGTTCACAGTTGGCAACAACATTTTTTAAACTGGTGCAACGCATTACAGAATATCCTACAGAATTTAAAAATCTATACCTATCAAAGTTAATCCCTGAAGTTGTAGGCACTGACGAAGCATTTGGCCTTGCTGCAAAAATAATGGGCATAGAAGATCAAATCGCATATCCTATGGAGTTTCCTAGATTCGTTCATATGAAACCTCAGTGTCAAGATTTTAAGTATCCTATTAACAAATGGCATCTTGATTTAGGAATATACAAAGACAAGTATAACAATATTAAGATTGGTACCTATAGGCAAGATGACATAATACACTATGTAGAAAAAGATATTGATCTTGTGGGACTTATTGATACCTATGATAACCTAATGAAGGAAAACTTTAAAAAATGATCTACCTTCATGTTAACCTGCAGGGCGATATTCGAGGTTTCAGTACAGCAGAACCAGACCATGAAGATCCTTTGTTAAAATATATTGCGGTCACTGATGAATATGAAGATTTTGCTAAAGACCTAATGATTGGTCGAAAGAGCATGAATCTTTACAAAGTAAATCTAGAAAGTGCTCAACTTAAAATCTACGAAAAGAATGGACTAACAGAATCAGATCCTACATTTGATCGTTTTTTAAATGTGCCATTTATATCGGCTAAGACAACTATATTAACAGATTTGTTATTTTCTTTTGTCAGTAAAGACCACAAACTGTATGTTAATCTAAAATATTATGGATCTCGAGATTACATAAAATCTCTAAGACAGCACAGTATCAAGTTTCACGTAACAGGAAAAAATGACATTCACAAACATCATGAAACTTTCTATTTTAACTTCGATGATTTCAACAGTGACTATGAAATAGAAAGACCTGTTGTGGAAACCGATCCTGAGCTGATATACTCTAATGCGATTAGTGTATACGCAAGGAAACTTTTTAAACACATGAACTATACCATACTATGAAAACAGCAGAACTAGATATTATTTTTATAAGTTATGACGAGCCTAACGCAGAGCTTAACTACGCAGATCTGTTAAACAAAGCACCGTGGGCTAAACGTGTTCATGGAGTTAAAGGCAGTGATGCTGCTCATAAAGCCGCAGCAGAAAAATCAAACACAGATTGGTTTGTCACAGTCGATGGAGATAATCTAGTATACGATGCATTTTTAGATTTAGACATAGAAGAAGTTCCGGGTGTATTTGCCTACAGCTGGTGCGGAGAAAATAATGTCAACGGTCTAAGATATGGAAATGGCGGTTTAAAAATATGGAACAAACAGTTTGTTCTTGACATGAAAACGCATGAAGCTGCAGATACAGATAATGCCAAAGTTGATTTTTGTTGGGAAGATGGTTACAGAAACTTTCCTTTTGTGTTCAGTGAGTCAGTGATAAATCATTCGTCTTTCCAAGCATGGAGAGCAGGTTTCCGTGAAGGTGTAAAAATGCTAACTAAAAATGGAGTTCTTGTTCCTTTAACAAAAGTTAGACAAGAAGTCTATTGGCACAACTTACATAGACTTCGCATTTGGTCAACTGTAGGCGCACACTCAGCAAACGGTTATTTTGCCATGTTGGGCGCACGAATGGGAACTTATAAAGCTCTGTGTACTGATTGGGATTATGTACAAGTTCGAGACTTTGATTGTCTGGCTGAAATATACAAAGAAGTTGTTGAGTCAGATGTTATAGACATGTATGTTCATTATGGTGATTTAATAAGAAGGCATGTAGGATTTAACTGGGCTAACTTTAATTCGGAACAAAGTCTTTACATAACAGAACTTTACAAAGAAGCTATTTCTTTAGGTCAGACATATTACAACAAGGATCCTATATGGAAAAATTCTTTTTAAAATACGATGATCCGAATGGTGATGAAAACTATTTTAGAGCGAGAGATTTCATACCAGATCTACAGAAAGTAAACACAACTAAGAACATCGCAGAATCTCACGGCCACTGCGCAAAGATATCTCTTACAGATCAGTTCATGGTCATTGATGCCGATGCTTATATATTAGATACATTTAAAATGACAGAAGTCTACGATCTAACTAAAGATCCTAGATTTGTTTATATTTTTGCTGCTCGTAATCCTGTAAATGATCTAGAGTACGGGCATGGCGGCATCAAAGTATTCCACTATGATTTATTAGGCGAAAGTAAAAATGTAGATTTTTCTACCAGTGCTGTAGGACATATTAAATCAGTTAAGAAAACTTTGAACATACATCGTTTTAACACAAGTCCTTTTCACGCATGGCGTACAGCTTTTAGAGAATGTGTAAAACTTTCATCGGGAATAATACCTAACAGAAACAGTGCTGTTGATGAAGCAAGATTAGAAACTTGGTGTACTAAGTTTAACGATGTTGATTTCGTTGAAGAAGTAAAAGACGGTGCGATCGCAGGAAGAGACTTTGGACATAAAGGACAAGGACTAGCATTGATAAATGATTTTAAATGGCTCTACGAAGCCTATGAGAACAAACTCTAATGTTTTGGAAAAAAGATCCTAATAAGAAATACAAAACTATTGCCATTAAGTTAGACAATGTTGGCAAAGGATTCTGCTTGGCAAAATGGCATCATGTTAGTATGCATCTACATACAGGTGATAATCACAGTTGCTATCATCCTAGTATGCATCGTGTATCACTAGAAGAGTTAGAAAAAAATCCTAGTGCTCTACACAACTCGGAATTTAAAAAACAACAGCGTAAAACAATGCTAGAAGGAGGTCGTCCTGACGAATGTAGTTACTGTTGGGCACTTGAAGACCTTCCTGGCAATCACGTTAGTGATAGACATCTGCGTAGCTTGGAGTTTGAAGAAATCAGTCCTAGCATAGATGAAGTAAGCAAACTTGACTGGCGAACAGATGTCTATCCAAGATACTTAGAAATAAACTTTGGCAGTGAATGCCAAATGAAATGCGCCTACTGCGCACCTAGTATCAGTACAGCTTGGGAAAGCGAAATAAGAAAACACGGTGATTATCCTTTATTAGATTTACGAAATAGGATGCAGTATCACGTTAACAACAAAGGCCGTGATGTGTGGATCTACAAAGAAGAAGGCAATCCCTACATTGAAGCTTTTTGGAAATGGTTTCCTGGTGCGTATCCTAATCTGCAGACACTTAGAGTAACTGGGGGCGAACCATTATTAAGTCGCAAC